CCCCTTTGAAAAAGTAAGGTTTTCTCCAGCAGTAGCATAATCATCTTTAATTTTTTGTGGGTCTAATTTTTCTTCACCACTTGGTCCTTCACCACTCGGTTCTTCACCACCATCATCATCATCAGCTTGTTGTGCTTGTTTTGAACCTGGATGGGCTTTTATATATTGTGCCTGTGCTGATGCATCCATATCATCCCACCAATCTTCTTGTAATTTACTTTCTTGATGTTGTTTCATTACATCTTCAAGTGTTGGAAGTGGATCACCAAATTTTCTTTTTGTGAATCCAGGTGTACTTTCGTTTATTAATTTTTTTAATTTTATCACATTACTTCTCCGTTTTCATAAAATCATATTCTTGATTTTTAAAAATTTGTTCAAATTCATCTACATAATCTTTTGCTAACATAATTCTTTGTCTCTTTGGAAATATGTCTCTATCGTTTCCACCGAACTCTTTAACATACTTCTTAGCTCCATCATTGACAAGATATACAAATCCTTTCATGGCTAATGATGAATTATACTTTCCCTTTTGTTTCTTTTTAGATAAATTCTTTAATATTGGAATATATGTACCATTATATAAACGAGAATCATTATCAATGTAGAGTTTTAATTCTTCCATTTCACCAGAAAGACTGCGTTCAGTTAATAGTTGAATTTCTTCTTTGATTATTTCTCTTAATTGTGTTTTGGTTATTTTCATTTTATTTGTTCCTATATACCATCGACATTAAATTTTATACCACTTCCTTTTAGGGCTTTATAAATTTTATCGGCTACACTTTTATCAATATAACCACTAAAATCAAAAAAAGTTGAAGTTTTTTCATATTTAACATTTGGAAACTGTTTCTTTAATAGTGATGATATTTTTATACTTTGTATAGAATTTTTAGCATCAATAGCAAAATTTGAATTATTTTCTATAAGATAAATTTCTTCTCTAATTATTTCTTTTAATTGTGCTTTAGTTAATTCCAATAATGTCTTCATTTCATTTTCCCTATTATTTTAGTCAGCCGAGATATCATATCCAACATCCCAGGTACAGATCTATAGTATTTTTCAGCCCATCCTTCTACTTTACCTTTATATTTAGTTGCATTGAAAATCTCATTTCTCAACGTATTCAACCCATCAACTAACATCTTAGGTGCATCATCGGGATCTATATAAGCTTCAGTTACTTCTTCTTTGATTATTTGTCTTAATTGTGTTTTAGTTATTTTCATTTTGATTTCCCCATCATTATTTCATGTCTTAACTTTTCAAGTTTCTTAATCCACTTATTTAGTGAATCAATCATATAATTCTTATTTATATCTTTGTTTTGTATTTCGGTGTGCCATCGTTTTAATAAAGTAGAAATACTAAACAAAGAGTCCAAATAGGACTTTTTATTTTCTGTAAAGGGCATTTTAGGCCTTAATACAGTTTCCCAATTTTATTGGATAATTTCACCAATTTTTCACTAATCTTGCCCATGGCTTTGTGAGTGTTTTTCCAGTAGCTTCTGGAATCAATGGACAGCTCGGTTTTTAGTTTGACATTCATCTTAACTAACTTATCTAACTCATTTAGTTTATCACGGACTTCTCTCATTGACTGACCAATTTTTTGTTTAGCACTCATCGATTCATCATTTCTGTAATCATGATACTTTCCCTCTCTTACTTTTGATTTGTGATTTTTCATGATACCAGCTAAAGTTGGAAGTGGATCACCGAATTTCCTGTTGGTAAATCCTGGAGTTTTTGATTCGTTTATAGACTCTTTTCTCAATTTTGGGTTCTTTGTGACATATAAACCAGTTCCACGAGTTGGTTCTTCGTGACCTTTCGTGTATCCAGCCTTTCCTTTTTTAGTACCCTTTTTATTACTACCACTGAAAGCGTGTGGTGTATTATAACTACCACCTACACTTGCAGTTGAATTTGCCTCATCTAATTCTTGTTTAATAAGTTCACGGACGAGTTTTCGTATTAGACTTTCCCTATTTAACGACATTTCTAAGTTCTCCAATAAGTGAATAATATCTCATTAGTGATACAACCTGCTTATCTCTAACAATTTTACCTTTTGTTAGAGTATCAGCTTGTGCTATAGATTCTTTTAACTTAATTTTAGTAATTTTATCAGTAATCTTTGGTAGTGATTTAGTCAAAATCTCTTTTACCTTTTTAACTTCACCGTTGATAAATTCTCTTAATGAATTTGTATTAGAAATGTTATTTACATATTCTTTTAATAGATTTCGTTGCATTGAATTAAGAGTTTTATATTTACCATTAAAATTATCCACCATTAACTGATAAGACAACAATCGTAAATCTGTATCTTCTTTTTTGAATTCAGCAAGAGTTTTATTGTCTGTATTTCTCGGTTTTGTTTTATTTCGTGTGATGTGTTCCATTATAGTAAATGTACTATTTACTTCATCTGCTGGATCAAATACCGGAGTAGTTTCTGCAAGAAATGACTTATATATTGAAGCATATACCTTGTAATTAGGTATTCTCACATTAAAAAAATCTTCTACTTTATAATTTTCTTTAATTTTCTTAATTAAATTATATTTTTCAGTTCGTAATTTTTTGTTCTGTAGTTTTTCCCTTGACTTTAAAACTACTTCAAGTAATTTTTCAGCTTTCCGTGGTGAATTATAATTTTCCTTTAATAAAACTTGATAGAGTTGATTCTCTTTACCTAACTCCGTTCCCTCATTGAAAAATTTCTTTAAAATTTCAACTGATTTGCTTTTCGCATTATCATTCATCACGTCTACTGTGATCTGACGAGATAGTAATTCGAAAAGTATCCCAGTATTCTTAATTTTACTATGACGTACTCTTTGACTCATAATTTAACTCCTAAATAAGTATATTTCTTCATCTATAAATATAAAAACTTCTAATAATCAATCATTTATTTCGTTACTTAACGATGATGATAATTCATTTTTATATTCTTCTTCTACATCACTAGCTTCAAATAAAATCTTCCTATCTTCTTTACCAATTTTACCTAAACTTTTCTTTAATGTATCGTAGTGTGCTAATGCGAGTCCATATTTCGGACTACCACTACTTGCCTTTCTTTTATCATGTGACCCTAATGGATCACGACCTCTGATACTCGAATCTTTACCATATTTTGGACCTTCTTTTGGACGACCACTTCCTGGCCAACCGTCGTCTGGCATTTCCATATCTAATTCTTTTCCGGTTCTCCCAAATGGACTACCACCACCTTGTTGATCTTGACCTGCCATAGCACCTTGAGTTCCAACTGCTTCCTCACTTTGAACTGGGTCATTTCCCTCTTGTTCTATCTGATCCCATCTGAATTTACGTTTTTGGTCTTTAATAATACCGAGTCTAACATTCTTCTTCTCTTCTTCTGTAAACTTGAAAATGTTATTGTAAATCCATTCTGTATCTGCTATTTTGGAGTCCATCATACTTGACGCAAGACTTTGTTTGTTGTTCCATAACTCTATCTTTTCTTCTTCGTATATTGTGGATGGGTTTGTAAGTTTCAATTCAAAATTGACTAGGTCAGCGTCAGTATAACCTTGTGCATATAAATGAACGATACCAATTTTAGTTAATTCACTTGTTACTATTCGTTGGAGTCGTTCTATTGTTCTTGCGAAACGAACATCTTCGGCTGCAAGAGTAGCTTTTCCACTTACGTTTTCATCATAACCAAGAAATGGTTTTGGGATTTTTAATGCTGCTAGGAGTTTATTTCTCAAATACTCTATATCGTCCACAGCTTCGTATGTAAGACCACTTAAAGTTTCTATTGACGTTCCACTATCGCCACCACGAACAGGGATAAAAAAGTCCTCTGTAAGATTTTGGATGTTGTATTTTAAATTGTAATCACCAGTTGCTGTATCCATAACTGGAGCTTTCTTCATTTTATTTGTAACTTTTTGCATGAAGTTATCAACTTCTGCAGGTGGGATGTTTCCAATGTCAAATTTGAAAATTCTCTTTTCTGGTGCTCTCATAATACGATGGATTAACATAGCGTCTTCCATAAGTGAAAGTTGTTTCCAGATTTTACGACCACCTTCAATCATACTTTTACCATAAGGTAGGAAATTTGAATCTGATAGTAATCTGAAATGTGCCATTTCATAATTTTCCAATTCTTTGTTGCCATTCATATTTGAACTATGTCTCGCGTCACCGTGCTCCACTACGAACTGTGTCATGTATGGATTATCTGGATCTTCACCCTCTATACGAGTAACATCATACGCTGAAAGTGGTACTATATTTGTAATGCCATATTTTTCCTTAATATCCAAATAAAGATAGAAGTCACCGTATTTGCACATATTACGAACCCATGGCCAGAGATTGAATTCTATATTCAAAACATCGTAATATAAATTATGTAATATATCATGAATATTTTCATTTTCAGATCTAATTTCTAACACTTTACCATATTCGGATCGTAACGTACTTTCATCAGCATAAATATCCAATGCACTTGACAGGATTGCGTCATTATCCATTTCTTCATAATCTTTGAATAATCCAAGACGTTGTGCTTGGAAACTAATTGCTTGAGCGTGTCCATATCCACCAGTTGTTAAATTGGTGTGTATTCTGGACCATCTGTCCACAAGACTGTTTCTTGTAGCGTTCTGAACTTGGTTTGTATCAGCAATTTTTAACTTTTTACCACCAGCGTGTCTAACGATAGCATTTGTGCTGAATAATCGGCGGAGACGGCTCCGTAAACTTTTATCTNCCATAACTTATATTACTCCTATTTAATTTAATTCGTATAACATCATATCCTAAACTTTCAAGATATGTTTGTCGTTTTATATCCTTCTTTCTTAATTCACCATTCTTAAAATGATGACTTTCATCAACTTCTATAATTGTTTTTCTATTTTCATCTAATCCATCTGGATAATATCCACCTATTCTTACTTCACCACCATTTTCTGCGTGTTGGAAGTTGTAGCCGTTTTCTTTTCCGTAGTTTTCTATTATTTTACAGGCGTCTGGGTTGTAGTTTGGTATCAATTGACCTCCATTTAATTCAGTTCGTTCAATTCTTCTTATGGCAGATATTCTTTGTTTTTTCTTTGTTTTTTCTGTATGAATGTTTCCAGTATTTGCAATACTTAATTTTTTTCTTGTTTCGTTACTCACTTCATGACCCATTCTTAATTTACTAAATTCTGGACGTTTCTTTCCATAAAATGGATTATTTTTTCCAGACATTGATATACTTATATTTTTTATATGATCTTCAGATAAAATTCTACCTTTCTGTGAGCAACTCCTACACAAACTTTCATTTTTGATTGCTAAGTCTCGTCTATATTTGGTAGTATGTAAAACTTCCACAATACATTTTGGACAAAATCTCTCATATTTTTTTTCATTTAAAATTTTCATTTTTCCAATGTGAGAACACGAATTGCAATTAGAATTTATTTTATTTGAATAAGTATATCCAGACGTACTTGTATAAGTTAATTTTTTATTACAAGTTGGACAATTTCTTTTATATTCTGCCATTTTACCCTCTTATTATTTTATTAACCATGTTAAATTTTCTTTTTCTCCAGCAACTTCCATTTCCCAAGAATCATTTCTATTATCCATTGGTTGGTAAACTGCTTCGTAATCTAATGTTCTACTTAATACATCTTTCTGTAATGCTATTCCTTCTGATTTTAATCTTAATGCTGTATCTCTAACCCACATACCTATTGCAAGACTGATTGAAAGATCATCATTATATCCTTCCATTGCCTGTGCCTTAAAATTGTGGTAAATAAATACAAACAATTCTTCTATCAATCTAGATGAATGAACTATTACAGTTTTTTCTCTAAAATACTCTTCTAATTTTGCTATTACTAATGGTCGTGTTTTCATGGTCATACTGAAACCCGGGACCATCTTTTGATCCATATTTCTATATTTATTTGATATTTGACGCTGAACATCCACGTAGTGTAAATCCTTACTCGTATAAAACAAATTATCATAATCTCTGTCTATAACTTGCTGTATTGCTGCCCAACCTATTGATGCATTTTCAATAACGAGTAACGCGTTGTTATATTCTACTGCAGTATTCATACATAAATTACCAAAATCTTTTGTGGATATTTTTCCTTTATATTCCGCTACTTGTTCCATTTTCTGTACATCTATTACGTGGAATGCTGAAAAGTCATTACCATCACCACGGGCAACGTCAGCACTCAATACATAATCTTGTGTGTAATCTGGTGGTCTCCATATCCATAAATTACTATCAAAT